GCACGGGGGATCTCTTTCGAGACCATAAGGCCGCCAACCTCACCCTTCGTGCGCACGAGGCGCACGATGGAGTCAAGGGAGTCAAGCGGCTCACCGAACACCTGCAACCTCCGTGCCAAGATCACCCGGTCCAGGGCGTCAAGAAAGAGGCCCCAGCCCGGGGATTCCAGCAAGGATTGGAGCGCCCGCTTCTTCGCGAACAGCTCTTCCTTGCGCTTGAGATCCTCCGGCCTCACGTCTACCTCCTGCGGGGACCAAGTTGCCCAACTGGGCCTGCTTCGCAACTATCTCATCAGGACGCAGCTCGAACTGCGTGATGTTACGCAGCCCGGCAAGCTGGGCCACCCAAGAGAAGATCCCCGCGATGTCGTATTTGGCAATCACCTCAGGCACCTGCGTCATGGTGGCGAGAAGCTCCCGCCAGAGCATGGCTTGCGCCACCCGGTCTATAGGCATTGTACCATCTACGGGCACGAAATCATAGAACCCCGCAATGTCCTCGGGCCGAACTTCAACCACCTGGGGCAGCCCGGTCCGGCGGGCCAGATCCCCGGCAAGCCGCACCTTGATCGGCTCGGTGTACATCTCCTGGCTGTTTTGAAGCAGGACCTGAGCCAGCGGCTCCCAGCCGATGACGGAGCAGAACTCGGCTAGGACCTTCAAGCGGTTGATGCCGAAGGAGGTAGCTGTGCGGACCTCCGTCGCGGTCTTGCGCCCGCCGGGGTACACCACACCCATCATGTTGTCGGTCACGCCCGTAACCCGCTGGATCAGCTCCATCAGGAGCTTCACGTCCTGAAAGTGAGTCACCGTGACGTCCGCAATGGACACCTGGGCGAACGCCGTCCGCGGATCGGTGCCGTAGGCTGTAGGCAGCAACTGGGCGATGAAGCCCGGACCGCGCTCCAGCTGCGCCACATTGATCTTCGAGGGATCTACGATCAGTTGGTTGTTGAGCATCTGGCGAACGTTCGCCATGCGGCTGTCAATCAGCCAGTTCAAGACGTCCGACAGCGGGGCGGTGATTTCAAGCATGCCCCGGGAGCTGTGGCTGTAGCCGTCGAACTCATAGGTCTGTACGAAGTACGGGAACCGGCCGTGTGAGAGGCCTAGGGGCCTCGCCCCAATGATCACCCGGCCCTCGGCCACCGTGAAGACCCACTTCTCAGGCCACACTTGGTCTCCCAGGTTCCACTCGGCCGGCGACAGCTCCCAAACGATCTCCCACAGGCGGACCCGGCTCGGCGTGCGGCTCCTCTCGTCGAAGTGCATGGACATGCGCCATTCGTCCACCTCCTCTGGGAGGTCCTGCGGGAACCGCTCCTCCCGACCCGTGTAGTCAGCCATGCCTCGAGAGATCTGGTCCACGTTGAAGTATTCACCGGACTCGGAGCGGCGCAAGATCTCGTTCCAGCCCACGATCACGCGCCGACCACAGAACTCTCCACTCTGGAAGTTCGTGAGGGACACGCCCGGGTCCACGATGAAGTCGTACGGGCTTACGTTGATCAGCTTGTTGCCCTCGTACGTCGTGATCAGGTCGTAGACCTCCTCCTCGCGCCGGGTCCCGGGGATCGGGATTCCCATGAACTCCCGCGGGACCTCCACGCGACGGCGGACGCCGGTCTGCTCTACAGCCCAGTAGTTGCAGACGACGCCCACGCCGTACTTCACCAGGTCCATGAGCCAGACGTAGAGGGGAACCAGCATGCGGCCCACGTGCACCTGATAGTCAACGATGGCCTCCACGGCTTGGGTCTGGGCCTCGGCCTGGCCGTGCCGTCCTACGTACTGGAAGATGGGCGAGCGAGCCAGAAACACCGACGAGAGGTAAGTGTGGGCGGCCATCGCCATGGCGTAGCTGTAAGGGATGAACAGCGTGCGGTACTGCGGCTTGCCCGCCTCCCGCTTGGCTCTGCGTTGAGCCTCGGCCTCGGTCTCCGGGATGTAGGCCTTGAAGTGCTCCTCCGCCTTGCGCCACGCAGCATAGCGGTCGGCCATCTTGCGGCGCGAGGCCATGTAGCGCTCCGTCAGGGCGTCTAGAAGGAGCCGGTGCTTCTCCGAATCGTAAGGAATTACGGTGCCCACCCTGCGAACTCCTCTACCGGCGCTACTTCGTAGAGGGACGCGACCTCCGGCAGCGCCAGCTCCTGCGCGGCCTCTACGGCCCGCGCCACGGCGTCAATGACGTCGTCGTGCTTCCCTTGCGGGAAGACGCCGAATTGCTCGATGAACTCCCTGTGAGCATGGTGAACGAATAACCGCCCTTGTGAAGCAATTCCTGACAGGGCCTGGTCCACACGGTGGACCTTGCTGCGCCGGTCCGAAGGGCTGTCAATCTGCACGTACCGCCCACGGTTCCGCATCGCGTTCTCCAAGATCCAGCGGAGGGTGCGCTGGTAAGCGACACCCTCCACCCGGACCTTGAGGGGCCTCCACTTGTCAAGGAGACGGAAGAACTCCGTCACGGTCCACTCCGGTGTGTGGCCGCGTGACATGGAGTAGTCGAGGAGGAAGTAGCCGGCCTTGCTGAAGCCGACAACGGCCAGAACTTCGTAGTCTCGATCACCGAGACCCTTCTCCATCTGAGCGTCTGTGACGGGCGGCACCGGGTCAATGCCCATCACGGTGATAAGGTCCTCGGGCAGCGCCTCCCAGTACCGGAGCCACTCCAAACGGAAGCGGGAGCCTTCCTCGCCCACGGCGGTGCACTCCATCTCGCGGAGCCACAGGCGGAGGTAGTGCTGGCCCCGGCGCATGTGCGCCTCCTTCTCCGCCTTGAGGGTCTCCGTAGGAAACCTCTCAGGCCACCGGCTCTCGCCGCTCTCATCGAAGATACCGAACTTGCGCGAGGCCCAGGCCGGGTCCCGGTGGCAGTTGTTGATCAGGTCGTCCTCGTGCAGGGAGGTGGCCAGGATCACGATCTTGGCATCCGGACATTCGGTCTCCGGCGCGAGGCTCTTGTCCAGCGCGCCGAAGACGAGGTCCTCGATCTTGCGGCGCTGCTCGGGCGTGGCCGCGGTCTCTTCGTTCATGGGGTCGTCTACGACGATCAGGTCGGGACGATAGTCCCCTATGTTGATGCCGCGGATCTGGCCGGTGATGCCGAGGGCCATCACCGTGGCCCGATGACCGAACGGTCTGAGGTGGATCTCCATCACGTCCTCAGTCCATCGCCGCCCCTTCTCCACGCCGAACACCGTGGTCCAGAAGCGGTTGAACTCGACCTGGGTGCGAAGCCAGTTCAGCGAAGCCTTGGCGTGCTCCTGGCTGAGGCCCACAAACAGCACGGTGCGCGAGACACCGTACACGAGGCGCTTCGCCACATAGGCCCGCAGAATGGTCGTCTTCGCCGCGCCGCGGAACATCTCCAGCGCGACACGGCGGTGCTGCGGGTCCTCAAGGATCTTGAACACCTCTGCGTGGAACGGCGGCGAGGGCTGGCGGAACGTCCCCTTGAAGAACGTGCGACAGAACAACAGGGGGTCAACCGCGCACGCCTTCACCAGATCCGACAGGGAGGAGTCTTTCATCTTTCCTCGGCAAGGACTCCCGGTACTGCTCAGCGATCTTGCGGGCCTCCATCAGCTCCGTTGCGGTGACGTGGAAGTGCAACTGAGGCTGCACCGGGGCCGGTTCCGGCCCGGACTTCAGGAGGTCCATGACCGCGCGCTCACTCAGCTCGCCCTTCACCAGAAGCTCCTCAGCTCGCTCCGCGGCAAGGAGCCGGAGGGCCTCAAGACGAGCCTTCAGGCTCAGGACCGACTCCGCCCCCAACTCACGCGCGCGGGCCGCGTACTCGGCCTTGAAGCTGTCACTCTGCACGAGCTGCGCCACCCAGCCCGGGCGCAAGCCCAGGGCCTTCGCACAGTCGCGAACCCGCCCCTCCGGGTTCAGGAGGTACCAATGCAGTACGGCCTGGGCCTTCGGCCCCATCTCAGCCACAGTGTACCCCAGTCCGCAAGGACCTGTCAAGAGGGGTGATTAGATGGTGTCATTAATTGGAACCGGGGTAGCGGAGGGTGGGGGAAGGGGACGCGCGACGCCGAGGCCTGTATGGGGGGATTGGGTCCGGGAAGAGCGCGGATGCCGGTGGTAGGGGAAGTGTGCGCACTTCGTGCGCAGTGCGAGCAGGGCATAGGTACAGGCGCAGCGAGTGCGCGGCTTGCGCCACAGGCGTGCGCACTTCGTGCGTTAGGGATGCGGGAGTGCACGGTAGCGCAGGCGGCAGCATGCCTGGGGTGCGGTAGAGCGCGCAGGCAGTGTGCGGCAGGAGCGCGGGGTGGCGGCAGGGAGTGTGCAGCAAGCCTGCATGCGCAGATTTAACATTAAAATTGCTTCATGGTGCACCAAATTGTGATATAATGGAGTTAGGAGGTTACCATGCAGGCGTACAAGCTCGTCAGAATCGAGAAGCCGCCGGCGGAAGCCTGGCGGGATTTGAAAGATACCGCCAACCAGCTAGCAGAGCAGATCTGCCAACTGATCACCGAGAACGCTCGAGACGCGGAGAGCGTCTCGGGCCAGAGGGTAGCGCGTGTGGAGATGCGGAAGGGTGACTTCCGAATCGTGGCAGAGCGGAACACCCCGTTTGGGGATCCGATCTGGCCACGTGTTCACGTGGCTCACGTATCGGAAGGGTGGGGGAAGACCCTTCCGGATCATCCCATTCGAGGCGACAGTATCCTGTGGACGCACTGGCCTTTCAAGGCCAGTCAGATGCGCGGTATGATCTCCGCGCTCATGGAAGTGAGCGCGGAGGATATCCAGGCGGCGGTGGACGCCGCACTAGACAACGAGCAGTGACCAGCGCCTGGGGCGGGCTTCGGCCCGCCCCATTTTTGTTTTGGAGGGAATATGGTGACGAGAGCGAAAAAGCTTGAGAGCATGGAAGAACTGAAATCCCTGTTTCACTCGAGCGTGCACGATGCGCTAGAGCAGCTAGCGCGCGATGCACAGTACATCGTGGTGTACGAGGTTCTCGACATGTGGTCATCTAGGTCCGGTCACCGAACCGCCCTCAAGGTCGGGCCGGGATGCTCTGTCGAGACGCTGGAGCAGGCGCTACAGATCTGGCTTGGGGATCTGCCGTCTCAACGGCAGTACCCTGTGGCGTACTGGGAGGGAAAAACTGATGAAGGTTAGAATTGGGACTACAAACTGGGTCTGCGGAGAGATCCTCTCCGCAGATCGGATCGAGATCCGGTTTGACACTTTGGTCATTGAAGGGGACGGGGTGGATATCTCCCTTCCGTTCAACCCCGGAGACCTGGAAATCCAGGTCTGGGTATATGCCCCGCAAGGGGTTACCCTGACCCTGGAAGGCAAGTACGAGCTCCGGATACCTTCCAGCTTGGGCATTCGTTCGTTCCACGATGGGTGCCTTGAGGTTAAGGCACACAGGGATGCGTTTTGTGTGAAGGTTTGGCAGTACAAGGCGCTCTGCCTGAAAGAGGCGGAGGCCGAGTAACCGCTTTGAGGGAAGGTGTCCATGCACGTTACAATCAGGAGTACCAATTCCATTCGAGGCACGATCCTGAACGCGAATCGTGTTGGGATCGGCTGCAACTTGCTGATCGTTGAAAGCGATAGGCTTAACTACACGATTCCATTCAAGCCGGGAAGCATCGAGCTTGAGGTTAGGATCCCCGAGCAGGCTGCATTGGCATCGTGGGGATCCTTCAAGATCCGGCTTCCAGCGGATTCTACACTGTACATTCAAACAGTAGAAGGTCAAGTACGGATTAGCAGCGATGGCAAGGGATCCCTCGACGTGCTAGGAGTGATGGTCTGGATCGAGCAAGCGTCTACTGAGTAACCGCCGGTGGGAGGGTAGGGTGACAGCATCCTACCCTCCCCTTTTTGTTTTCAAGCACTTACAAGTCGAAAACCTCGAGCGAAAACGCAGGTTAGTGGTCACTAACCTAGTGGTCACTAACCGGATTGCGGCCAATTGCGGCTGATACCAGCCTGACTGCGGCCAGCGGAGGCCAGTAGAGGCCAGTGGAGGCCGGTAGAGGCCATAGCGGCCAATTTTCAGGGACCTGGGGGTATCTGTCGTGGGTTCTATATGGTTCCATTGTATTTATAATGGTGCCATCCCTATATATAGTTCTATAACATTAATTTTTTTTAATAATACCCACATATAGATAGCACCATTAAGAATGGCACCATCATTTAACCCACGACGGATAGGCCGGGGGTCCTGGAAATTGGCCTTAATGGCCTCTAGTGGCCTCTAGTGGCCTCCAGTGGCCTCTACCAGCCGCAGGCGGATCAGATGGGCAGTAATGGGTAGCAATGGTAATCAATAGTTGCAGCGCACCCCTTCACTTTGGGGCTTGCGCTGCAGGCTACAGATGTGCTATAATTCAGGGGGCCGCCCGCGCTCGGGCTGTGTCCACGATGGAGGTTGGAGCATGCTCAGAAGGAAAGACCGCATACAGTTCCCGGAGCAGCAGATCGTGTATCTGCTGCGCAAACTCAGGGCTGAAGGCCAAGTTTCGATCCGCTTCGAGTCTCCCCACGTTGCATCGAAGTTCCGCTTCATGCTGTACGCTTGGCGCAACTTGCAGCGCGCTGCCGAGTACCAGGGCTTAGAGCCTGAACTGGCAGCGACCGCTGAGACGTTCGTGGTCTCTGTAGATGGCCCGATCCTGAAGCTGTACGGTGACCGTTGGGACTGGCTGGACGAGGCGCTGCTAGACGGCAAGCCGCTGCGCGAGTGGCTGCGCCGGGAGGGGAAGGTGAAGGACCTTTAATGTTAAAGTGGTTTCATCTTGGCGTTTCTCAGCGCCAAGATGTGCTATAATGAGAATAGAAGGAAGGAGGACCCATGAGCAAGCAGTCAATTGAGGAGAGGCTGGCCAGTCCCGATTGCCCGGTTCTGTTCATCCCCGACAGGGGGGTGATCGAGTACCTCAAACCGGGAGACCTCGCCATTGACTGCTTCGGCAGGGCAGCCGAAGTGGTCGAGATCGCCTACCGCGGGGAAACCCGTGATGGGCGGTCGTACATTGGATTCTACACCCGCCTAGGAGACCACTCTACGGTCTCCCAGTCGTACGTGGAGGGACGGCTGGTGCGAACCATTCCGCTCACTGGCTGGTTCACCAGCCATGAACTGGACGAGATCGAGCAAAGGTTGTTGAAACAGGAGGGTTCCCGGTGATCATCGCCAACGCGCTCTCCCTCAACATGCTCCCGCCGGGTTGCACTTCCGGCGGCATCATCTTCCGCCGCTTGAGCCTCGAAGAGGCTCAACGGCTCGTCCGCGAGGCGGACACGGTTGTGTCCGCCATCGGGCACGCGGACACCGCCCGGCTGGTCGGCGCGCAGCTCGGTGTCGAGCTAGCCGCCGACCGGCGCTCCGTCACCCTAGGTGACGAGCTCACTCTCGTGGCCCAGTACATTGGGCCCCGCCTCCCTGAGGGCGCAACGGAGCTCCCTCAGGGCGCGCGGATCGAGTACTTTTTGGTCCGCCTCGCCTCCGGCGAGGAACTCGCCGGACGGGGCGACCACGTGTTTTTCCCCCAGGGCGGGCGCTAGGCCCGCCCTCTTTGTTTTCGGAGGACGCATGGCGAAATCCAAGGCCGGTACATGGTCAGCAATCCGCGGCGGTTGCATCGCCGCTGTGGTCGAGCTGAACGACGCCGGCGAAGCCACTCTCATGAGGCCGCAGCAATGCGGCCCGGACGGCTGGGAGTTGACGGCGGAGTGGGGGTACTACCCCGATTGTACCCCTGCAGACGCCATTACTATCCTGCGGCGGGCCGCGCCGGGGTCGCGCATCGTGCGAGGCATCCCGCGCCCGCTTCCGTTGGAGAAGTACTAATGCGACAAGCAGAAGTAGTAGTCGGACAGAAATACCTCGCCCAAGTGGACGGTGACCTCGTCATCGTGCGGGTCACCGCCCGCATGCCTTGGCGTCGCGGCCGCCTCGACGTGTTCGAGGCCGAAGACCTAGCCACAGGCCGCCGCATCCACGTCACGTCCGCGCGGCTGCTGGGTTACGTGACGAGGGAGGACCTGCAGCGATGGATCCAGGATTAGTGCTGGTTTACAAGGTGGTCCGCAGGACCGAGCAAGGCACGCTCGTGTCCTGCCTTATGGACCACCCTGAGCTCCTGGTTGAGTACAAGCCCGGCGAGTGGGCCGAGGCCCCGGTGGGCGGGCTGTTGGTCTTCTGGAGCCGGGCATCCGCCGACGGCTTCGCTCAGAGGCTTCGCGCCAAGACGCACAACCGCTATGAGGTCTGGGAGTGCGAGGCGAAGGAGTCGGTCCAGCTCCCGGGCCTCCGGGTGGCCTGCACCGATATGGTAAACGCGGTCAAGTGGCTATGGGGGCACCCCTGCCTCCGGCCGGTCGCAGACGAAATCCGCCTGGGCGGCTTCGGTAGCTGGCCCACGGGCACGTGGGCCTTCAGGCGGGTGCGCTTGCTCAGGAGGTGTGAAGGATGACGGTTCAAGTGGTCTCTGATAGCCGGATTTCCGGCATCTTTACCAACGTCAAGCTGCTGCGAGTGGACAGGGCGTGTGCTGAGGTTGTCACGCCCAGCGACGCCTTCACGATGTCGGTGGAAGCCGGCAAGTGGTTGGCAACCGTCGAAGCCCCTCAAGGCCTCGTCATCCGGACCGCTGACGGCGGCATCACGATGCACGGTGACTTGAGGGTGAAGGTGACCGGCATGGGGCGTGTCCACGTAGACATGCCCACAGATAAGTGGTTCTCAGTGAACGCGCCGCTTGTAACCTTCGACGGCAGCGGCGCGGAAGAGGAGAAGGAGAAGTCCCGGCGGGGGTAACCGGCCTCCGCCCACCTAGATGTAAGGAGGACCTATGCACGTGACAATCAATAACAATGGACCTATTAATGGCTGGGTATACTCCGCCAGGCGGGTTGAAGTCGCGCCCGACGTAATTTCGCTGGCGGTCGGATCCACGGACATTCAGGTGCCCGTAGAACCCGGCAGTGTGGAAATCCGAGTCTTAGCGCCCAACGGCGTTCTCCTGGGCACGAACGACGTTGAGCTTTACGTCAACGCGAACCTCAACATCCACGTTGAGGCGCACGGGCGCATCGCCGTCAAGGCGCGAGACGTGGACGGGTTCTCGATGACCACTTGGGTTGTTCGGCTCGCCGAGCCTGAGAAGAACGAGCGAGAGCGTACGCGTTAGGAGGAAACATGGACCCCAATTCGGTGAGAGAGCATGTAGCGCGTAGCATCTTGGTGGATGCCGCGCTCGACACCTACTACGAAGCCCGGAAACAGGCCGACACGGACAGTTTCGAGAGCGACGCGTGGCGGTGCTTCGGAGAAGCCCTTCGAGGCATCGAGCTGTGGATCTGTCAGGTTTATCACCACGGATTCCCGCCGGAGCAGGCCGACGAGCGTTTCCTAGAACATGAGGCTCAGCGGCGCGGACTGGGCACGGACACGCCGTCCGTGATCATTGACCGCGAGCTAGCTCGGAGAGGGTCACGATGAAGGTCCGCGTGGTCTGCAACTTTCAAACCTTCAGGTTCGAGGACGTGCTCCGGCTCGGAATCGAGCCGAAGCGCGTTCGCATCGAGACCGCCGACGGGCAGGTGACTGAGTTGCCGTTCGACCACGCGTACGGCCTAGCGACAGTGGTCGTGTTCGAGGAAATCATGAGGAGGGCTTATGGACCGCACGAGTGACGACATCATCAAGGCCCTGCAGGCAGCCATGGGGCCGGAGGCCTCGCTCGAGGACGCCGAGGCCGTCTATGAGTTCTGGGGGCACGAGGAGTGCCTCAGGCTCATCGAAAAACCGGATTCGAAGTTCTTCCAGGCCGCGGTCGAAATCGCTGTCTCTGACCTTCGACCCACTGTGGACAGCCTCTTAGCGGAGATCCTGACATACGTGGAGTCCATCGACCTTTGGGAAGGCGACCGCTTGGCTCTAGAAGCGAACTCCTACCAGCTTCTAGTGTCCGCGCAGAGGCTGCATGGTCTCTTGAAGTCCAAGGAGGAGCAGGATGGCGTCTGAAAAGCCCGGCACCGGCTTGAGGTTCATTGACCTGTTTGCCGGAATAGGAGGGATGCGAATGGGCTTCGAGGCGGTGGGAGGACGCTGCGTCTTTACTTCAGAGTGGGACCCGTGGTGTCAACAAACCTACTGTGCAAACTTCGCCGTTGACCATCCGGTCCGCGGAGATATCCGTCATGTTTCCGAGGGCGAGATTCCCGAGCATGACGTGCTGTTGGCGGGATTCCCGTGCCAGCCTTTTTCCGTTGCCGGGGTGTCCGCGAGAAACGCATTGGGACGACCGCACGGGTTCCGTTGCCAAACCCAGGGTACGCTGTTTTTCGAAATCGCCCGCATTCTAGCTTCCCATCGCCCGGCGGCATTCCTCCTGGAGAACGTCAAGAACCTAGTCCGTCATGACCAAGGGAGAACGTTCAAGATCATCATGCAGACCCTGACGGAGGAGCTCGGCTACCACGTCGATTGGCGGATCATCAACGCTAGAGGGTGGGTCCCTCAGCGCAGGGAGCGCATTTTCATCGCAGGCTTCCGAGCCGATACCGGTTTCTCTTTCAAGGACCTACAGGTCCCCGACCCGGACAAAGGGCCGCGGCTCCGCTCGATTCTGCATCCGGAGGACGGCACTGAGGAGCCGGAGCCTCCGTACACCGAGGGCCCCACAGCCAAGGTCGCCGCCAAGTACACGCTGAGCGAGAAGTTATGGTCCTGCTTGATAAATCACAAAGAGAGGCACAGGCAAAAGGGCAACGGCTTCGGGTACGGTCTCTTCGGACCGGATGACGTAGCAAGGACGCTGTTAGCGCGCTACTGCTATGACGGTGCCGAGATCCTGATCCGGCAGGACGGAAAGCCCCCGCGCAAGCTGACGCCGCGGGAATGCGCAAGGTTGATGGGTTTCGACGGACCCGGAAGGAGGCTGTTCCGGATTCCGGTTTCGGACACCCGGGCTTATCGGCAGTTTGGTAACGCGGTTGTCGTTCCGGTCGTGGAAAGCATTGCAAGACTTATGCTTCCCCACATACTTCAAGTTAAATAGAGGGACTTACATGCTGTCTGAGAAGCTCGAAATCCGCAACGAGCGCGAGTTGATCCACTACCTGGCTCGCGCCATCAAGCTGGCGGAGCTAGGGCCGTACTGCCATCCGGACTACTGCAAGCCGTCGGAGAACGACGCCCTGGCGTTTCTCGACTACTGGGGCCTCGAAGAGGCCTTGCGCATTCTCGAGACCCAGGACGAGGAGCGGCTCGCCCGGGCCATTGACGAGGCGTGGCACGCCGGGGCTTGGGAGGACTATGAGGACGAATGTTAGAAGGAGGACAGATGAAAGTTGACATCGTCACAACAAACTCTTTCGGGGGAAGCTTCCCCTCCACGAACAAGCTTTCAGTGTTCAGCGACTTAGTCCGGGTGGAAACCTTGGACGGTAAGTTCGAGGTACCGATCTTAGACGGTGAAGCGAGGATTACCGTCAAGGCTGACAGCTATATGAACGCCTTCATTGGAGCCTGCGCTCTAGCCGTGAAGGGGACCGTTCAGGTTCTAGTGAAGGACCGGCAGATCACCTGTGAGGGCTTGGACGATTCCAAGTTCAAGGCGGAGTGCAAGGAGATCATTTGGAGGACCTATGGCCACTGACGTGAAGAAACTAACCAGCTTCCAAGAGCTGGAAGAGATGTTCGTTCCGGAGTTCCGCGAGGACCTCCGAAAGCTGGCACACGGTGCCCGGTACATTGTGGTGTACCAGAACGTAGACCTGACCTCGTTCTGGTTCGGTGCTCGAAGTGCGCTTAAGGTGGGCCCGAGCTGCCAAGTTCAGACCCTGTTAGAGGCCTTGGAGGGCTTCATTCAGGAGCCGATGTCGGGTAGGCTCTATCCGGTGGCCTACTGGGAGTCGCCCGAAGCTGCGAAGGAGGTGAACTGATGCCGCGAGGCCGCACACCCAGGGGCGACAGCCCCGTCCGTTGGGTCATTTGGCTGCCGGGCGAGCTGGCGGCCAAGGTTGAGCTTCTGCTCTACGATCCGCTCCTGCAGCGCCCGCGCTACGGCATGAAGAGCGAGGCATGCCGCCAAGCGCTGGAGCTGTGGCTTGAGCAGGTTGCCGGAGGTGAACATGGTAAGAGCCAGACTCCTGCTTGAGGCGGCTTACGCCCTGCTTGACGAGCTAGCCTTTCTAGCTCCCTCGAAGGAGCTGGAACAGATCCTCCGGGAGGTTAGGCAGGCCAGGCTGGAGATGCTCTACAACACGAGATCTGAAGAGGTCACGGACCGGCAGGTTGCCGAGTACCTCTGCGATGCCGCGGTCCTGCTGCTGCAAGCCGGGCTGGGCAAGTTGGCGTTTAGGGTCCTTGAAGGGAGCAAGCGATGACACTGAAATCCGAGATCATGCTGTGGGTTGCCGAAAACGTTGCCCAGTGTCTAGTAGGCGCTGCTGACTGTCTCTCTCAGCAGTTGGGAGACACCATTGAGAAGGCGCTGCCTGAGCACAAGGACCTCGAAGAGGCTTGCCTGGGCAACGATGACGGTTTCGCCTTGGCGGACATCATCGAGTCTGCTGAGTGGCTCGCCGACGTTTGGAACCAGATCAGCGAGCAGCCGGATGTGTCGCTTCAGTTGGCGGCTATCGCTGCCGGCACAGCGAAAAGGCTCAAGGAAACAGCTTCGACGCTTAAGGAGGATTGTTGCGATGTATGACGAACTTGACATTGTGACCTTGGTCACCGAAGCGCGAGCGAAAATCCTGCGCGGAGAGGAGGTCCCGCTCGAAGAGCTGCGGCAGGCTCTCGCCGCGGTTCGAAAGGCGCGGGCCGCCCTCGTAGGGGCGAAGCCCAAGCGCAGGTCCGCCAAGGTGAAGTTGGAGGAGATCTTCGATGATCAAGGGCAGGCCCTTTGAGCCGGTCGAGTTCTTGGACTCCACGGGAGTCCGGGACTTTCGGGCTTGCCCGGCCCGCTTCTACTGGCGCTACGCCCGCCGCTTAGCGCCGAGAGCGCCCAACGTCCACCTGATCGCGGGCGGGGCTTTCGCCGCAGGGCTGGCGGAGTACCGCCGCACAGGGAGTGAGGAGCTGGGCCTGAAGGCCCTCTTGGCAGCCTACACGCTGGACTCGGTGGACGACAAGCACCGGGCGAAAGCCCTGGACCGCGTGGTGACGGCTTACGCCGCTTACCTAGACCGGTACGGCAACAGCCCCGTGCCCCTGCGCCTTGCGGATGGCACGCCCACGATCGAGGTGAGTTTCACCCTTGAATTGCCCCTGAGCTGGAGCGACGGCACGCCGATGCTCTACTCCGGTCGCATTGACCTCATCGGGGAGCATCCGGAGCTGGGCGTCGTGGTCGTGGACGAGAAGACCTGCCGCTCTCTAGAGCGAGACACCAGCTCTTGGGAGCTGCGGGGCCAGTTCTGGGGCTACGTCTGGGCGGCCCGGCAGTTGAGCTTCGATCCCAGGTGGATTCTCGTCCGCCGCGTGGCGCTCCAGGTGACCGCTATAGACTTCAGCACCGTCATAATCGGCGTAGCCGACTGGCGCATCGAGCGCTGGTTCGAGGAGTTGTGCTTCACGGCTCGGCAGTTGCGCGATGCCGTGGAGAGAAACCTGTGGTCTCAGAACCTGGGCGACGCCTGCTCCTCCTATGGGGGCTGCCCGTTCCGTCAGCTCTGCGTCCTTCAGGAGCCTCACGGATGGGAAGCCGCCTGCGGTTTCGAGGTGCAGGAGTGGAACCCGGTTGTAGTTACTAAGGAGGAATGATGTACACCGGTACCGATCAGCTCTTTCGTGAGAGGGATGCGCTTCGCTCCGCGATTGAAAAGCTGGAGAAGGCCTACGAGGCAGTGGACGACATCAGCTACTACTATTTCGATCTAGATGTGGTCACGAGGTTGGAGGACATCACGCTCCGCATCGAGAAGCTGCGAAAGCGCTTGCGCAGGGACCTGTCGTCTGTCGAGAAAGAGCTTCTGGAGGCGAAGCCATGCAGCGGCACGGAGTGAAAGTCTTCCTGTGCGGCCCGCAGGGAGTAGGCAAGACCTATTCCCTGCGGACCCTTCTTGACCCGTCTCTCGACCTCAAGGTCGCGGCGCTCTTCACTGAGCCGAGTCCGCAGAACGTGCTGCGGGAGTACCTGAACCACGAGCGCTTCTACTGGACCTACCTACCGCCCTACGCCCCGGACTGGTCCACGCTCATTGACGTGGGTAAGAAGCTGAACCTGCTTGCGCCCGCGGACCTTCAGAAGATGAAGGGCGTGGACCATGCGTCTTCGACGCAGTTGCTGGACTTCCTCAAGCTCTGCAACGACTTCGTGGACGCCAAGGGGCGTCGTGTGGGCGACATCGGCCAGCTCGGCACCGACTGGGCCTTCGTGGTGGACAGCCTCACAGGCCTCAACCGCATGGCCCGCGCCCTTGTGGTGGGGGCGAAGCCCGTGCTGTCGCAGCCCGATTGGGGCGTTGCCATGGACAACCTGCAGCGCATCATTGACACCCTCGCGGTGGCGCTGAAGTGCCATCTCATCATCACCGCCCACATCGAGTACGTGCTTGACGAGATGGCCGGCAACGTGGCCAAGTTCGTGATCCACACCCTAGGCCGCAAGCTCGGCCCGGTGCTCGGCGTGAACTTCGACGAGATCATCCTCGCCCGGCGCGAGGGAGACAAGTTCTTCTGGTCAACAGCGGACCCCAAGATGGACCTTCGGTCCTCCCATCTGCCGTTGTCCAACAACCTGCAACCGAGTTTCGTCACGCTCATCCAGGCGTGGCGAGGAGCTAACGCCAAATAGGAGGAAACAATGCTGTTCGATCCCAACGCGTTTCTCAACGCTACCGTTACGGGTGCGATGAGCACCCGCGTCCCGGTGGTCCCGGAGGGCGAGTACATTGCCGGGATCACCGGCGTCCGCGTCCGCGCGGTCACTCGAGATGACGGCACGCAGGCTGTGATCTTGGACGTGACCTGGCGCATCTCCGACAGCCCCGCGCTGTCGGACAAGGACCTAGCCAACGTCCCCGTGCGTCAGTCCATCTTCTTGGACCTGACGCCTGAGGGCACGCTGGACCTCGCTCCGACCAAGAACATCCGCTTGGGCCGGTTGCGCGAGGCCGTGCGCCAGAACGACCCGGGGCGGCCCTGGTCCCCAAAGATGCTGGAGGGCCAGGTGGCCCGGATCCGAGTCACGCACCGCGTGGACCCGGAGACCGGGGACGTCTACAACGACGTCGCCCAGGTGAATGCCGTCTAGCGCTCAGGGGGTGGGGACCTCCCCACCCCCATCTCAGGAGGCACGGATGCAGTTCGTGAAGATCTCAGAAATCCAAGTGGAGCCGAGCCGGTTCCGCAAGACGGTTGAGGAAGAGCCGCTTCAGGAGCTAGCAGAGTCCATCCTGGAGCACGGCCTACTTCATCCCCTCGTGGTGCGAAGAGAGGGCATGAGGCTCATCTCAGGCGAGCGCCGCCTGCGCGCGATTGACCGGCTTTACAGCCGGGGCAAGACCGTTCGCTTTGGGGATACAGAGGTTCCGCCGGGCTGCGCCCCGGTTCTGGTCGTAGACCGCTCCGAGCTTCAGGTCCGCGCACTGGAGCTGGAGGAGAACCTGCGTCGGGTGGACCTACCGTGGCAGGAGAAGGTGGCGGCTATCGCCGCGATCCACGAGATGAAGAGGGCGGAGTCTGAGGACTGGGCTTTGAAGGACACCGCCGAGCTGCTTTCGGAGAAGGGGGTGAAGGCCTCTGTGCCCACGGTGAGGCAGGCGGTGATCCTGAACCGCTACCTGTCCCATCCCGAGATTGCCCGCGCTCCAAGCCAGAGGGAGGCCTTGAAGCGGCTTTGCCGGGTGGCGGAGCTTCAGCTCCGTCAGGCTATCGCCAAGAGAGACCCCGACAGCCCGCTAGCGAACAAGCTCGTGTTCCGACAGGTGGACGCGCGGGAGGGGCTGAAAGCCCTTGAAGAGCCGGTAGACGTCTACATCGTGGATCCGCCCTACCACGCGAGGAAGCACAGCTTCTGGGAGGCCTGGCCTCCGGACAACTGGAGGCACATTTCGCCCCTTCTGAGCGAGGTGGCGCAGCTCATGGCCGAGAAGGGGCCGTCGGCCCACGCCTACGTGTTTTGCACCACTCGCCGCTTTGCTGATCTTGCGGAGCTGATGGAGAAAGCCGGATGGAAGGTTTGGGCGAAGCCCTTCATCTGGGTGCGCGAAGGAGCGCAGTCGAAATACACGGTTGGACATGTAGATGCCTACGAGCCGATCCTGTTTGCGGTGCGTGGAGCGAGGTCTCTTGTCAACATAGGGCCGGACGTGATTCTGTGCCCAAGCGTGGGCTCAGCCCAGAAGCCCACAGAGTTGTACGTGGAGCTTCTAAGGCGCAGCGCCTATCCCGCAAGTGTGGTCTGCGACCCCTTCTGCGGCTCCGGTCCCATCTTCGGGGCCGCGAACCGCCTGGGCCTGAAGGCCTACGGCTTTGACACGGACTCGGAGGCAGCGGCCATGGTCTTGGAGCGCCTCAAGCAGATTGAACAGGAGCGGGTGAGATGAAGGTACCGTTTGAGGGTCCTCTAGACAGCCCCGTCTGGGTCGTGGGCGAGGCCCCGGGAGTTGAGGAAGAGCTTCAGGGCCGCCCGTTCGTTGGCTCCTCCGGGCGGGAGCTGACGAACATGCTGCACCAGGCCGGGATCGTCCGCACTTCGTGCAGAGTCTCGAACGTCTTCAAGACCCGTCCGCCGAACAACGACATCTCCCACTTCGTAGCGAAGCGCAAGCGCGCGCCGTGGCCGGACGCTGTCCAGTTCCATGGGAGGTGGGTTCGGGCGGACCAGTTTCTAGATGTAGAGGACCTTCTTGCGGAGATCCGCACCCACAAACCCAAGGTGGTCCTCGCCTTGGGCGACGTCGCCCTGTGGGCCTTGACAGGCCGCAGCGGCATCGGCACTTGGCGAGGCTCCATTCTTCCCTTCGAAGAAGGAACGTACGTCGTTCCTACCTACCACCCGGCAGCGATCCTGCGCCAGTGGTCCGACCGCAAGGACGTGATCGTGGACATGAAGCGGGCGCTGTGGCTCACTACAGGCGAGCGCCGGCCTCCCGCATGGTCCACTTACGTGGACCCCTCCTTCGATGAAGCCCTTGAGTTCATCGAGGAATGCAAGCACCAGTCCATGGTGTCCCTCGACCTTGAGACGGGCAGCGGCCAGATCCTTTGCATCGGACTGGCCTTCGGCCATGAAGCCATGTCCATCCCCTTGGTTCATGACAGCGTCAGCCGGTGGAGCGAGGGGGAGGAGCTTCAGCTCCTCCTGTCGCTTCGCGAGCTGTGCAGCTCCGGGCGCGTGGTGGGCCATAACCTGCTCTACGACGCCTTCTGGCTTGCCTGGCTCTTTGCCATCCGGCTGACGCCGAAGCTGGACACGATGCTGGCGCACCATCTGTGCTTCCCCGGCACCAAGAAGAGCCTCGCTTATTGCGCTTCCCTCTACTGCGACTGGTACACCTTCTGGAAGCACGAGCGCTACGGCGGTGAGGAGGAGAAGAAGGACTGGCCTACGGCCTTGCTGGAACAGCAGGCCTTGCGCCGCTACAACTGCCTTGACTGTCTCTACACCCTCCAGGTGGCGGAAGCCCTTTACCGCATCGTGGATGCGCGGCAGCTCCACCGGCAGCTCTCTATCCAGATGGGTCTTTTCGCCCCCGTGCTCAAGATGGAGCTGCGGGGCCTCCCCGTGGACGTGGAGGAGCGTCAGCGCATGTCCACGGCGGCTGTGAAGGCGATCTCTGATCGCCTTGCCTACCTCCGACAACTGTTCGGCCACGATGTGGACCCCTGGGCCACCCGTCAAGGCGGCCAGCTCCACAAGCTCTTCGCAGAGGACTTCGGGCTTCGCCTCCCTCTAGACAGGAAGACCAAGAATCCCTCGGTGGGAGACGAAGCCCTTGATGAGCTTGCACGGACGGAGCCGCTTCTAGCCCCGGCCATCCGGGCCATTCGGGAGGCCCGCTCCGTGCGGAGCATGCGCTCGGGCCTGCTTCAGGCTCCCGGACCCCTGGACCGGCTCTATTGCAGCTTCAACCCGGCTGGCACCGCCACCTTCCGCTTCTCGTCAAGCCGGAACCCTTTGGGGTGGGGCACCAATTTGCAGAACATCCCCAAACCTGGGGCGAAGGGCAAGGCCTCCATCCCCGATGAAGTCGGCTCACCCAGGGCACTAATCGTGCCCGATCCCGGCTACGTCCTCATCGAAGCGGACCTTGAGCGCGCGGACCTGTACGTGGTAGTGTGGGAGGCGGATGACGAAGTGCTGAAGCACCTCATCCGCCACGAGGACATCCACGAGGCCAACGCCAAGGTCATCGGGACGAACCGCGACTTCGCGAAGCAGTTCGTCCACATGGTCAACTACGGGGCGAAGCCGCGCACGGTGGCCAAGACCCTGCGCATCTCCGTGGCCTGGGCCACCCAGTGCCGGAACCGGTGGTTCGCGGAGCATCCGAAGATCCTGCAGTGGCACGAGCGCATTGATCGGGAGATCAGGGAGAATCGCCGAGTCCGGAACCGGTTCGGTTACGAGCTGATCATCTTCGACCGGCCTGAGGATGCGCTTACGGAGGCTCTCGCCTGGATTCCCCAGTCCACCGTGGCCATCTGCACGAACCTCGGGCTTCTAAACATCGAGCGAGACCCTGAGGCTCGGCGGCTTGACATTCAGCCTCTGGCTCACTGGCACGACGCCCTCCTGCTTCAAGCGCCGGAGGCCCGCCTCCGGGAGGCCTTGGAGGTGGTGAAGCGCTGCATGTCCGTAGTGGTTCCGTACCCGGACCCGCTTGTGATCCCCGTAGACGTCAAGTATGGCCTTCGCCAATCAGAGATGAAGAAATGAACTGCAATGAGAAAGTTCAAGGGATGGCTCGAAGCGTACCTGGAGTTTACAGGGCCTACGGAGGCCCCCACTGTATTCCACTTCTGGGTGGGTGTCGGCACCATCGCTGCGGTGCTCCGCCGTAAGGTCTACATCAACCAGGTCTTCTTCGAGTGGACCCCCAACTTCTACATCTGCCTCGTCGCCCCGCCCGGTGTCGCGACGAAGTCCAGCGCCATCGGCATCGGTGAGCAGTTGCTCGCTGATCTGGGAACCATCCGGCTTGGCCCCAGTGCGGCCACATGGCAAGCCATGATCAAGATCCACGTAGAGGCGGCGGAAGCCGTTCAGATGCCTGACGGGTCGTGGATGCAGATGTCCTGCGTGACATACTGCACCTCCGAGCTTGGGACCCTTGTCAACTTCCACGACCCGCAGATGATTGACGTGCTGTGCGATCTGTGGGACGGAAGGAGGACCTGGTCCAAGGCGACAGCCCACTTCGGCTCTGCCGTGCTGGGCAACCCGTGGGTGAATATCATCGCGGCCACGACGCCGGCTTGGTTGTCGGACAACCTGCCGACAAGCCTGCTCGCCGGAGGCTTCGTCGCGCGGACGGTGTTCGTGTACGCGGACCGGAAGCGCCAGCTTATTGCCTATCCCAAGGAGCACTTCGCCAAGGTTCAGCACAGGGTTCGGAGGGAGGATCTGCTGAGCGATCTAGAGAGAATCTCCCTTCTCAAGGGAGAGTTCCAACTAACGCCGGAGGCCATTGAGTGGGGCACGAAGTGGTATGAGAAGCTCTACCACGAGTTGCAGTCTGCGCAGACCACCGAGTGGCAAGGATACCTTGCCCGGAAGCAGACCCACGCCCACAAGTTGGCTATGGTCCTGTCCGCTTCCCGCTCCGACTCCATGGTCATCGAGGCAAGTGACCTGCAACGGGCCGTGCGGTACCTTGATGAGATCGAAGCGGGCATGTTCGAGGTCCACCGCATGATGGTGTTCACGTCGGAGGGCGAGCAGACCAGCCGGTTAGTGGACCTTGTGGCCAAGCGCGGCCCGATGCCCCTCTCGGTCCTCTACAGGGCCTACTTCTCCCGCTACGGAACGAGCTTTCAGGACTTTCAGAAGATCCTGGAGTCCGCCCTTCGGGCAGGCCTTATTGTGGAGTGGGCTGACGGGGGGCGGATACTGGTGGGTACGCCTGCCTCAGCTCCCGAGCAAGGGGAACAAGTTCCTTAGAGAGCGGGTAGCCGCGGAGGCGGAGCTGGGTGTTCTTCACCCGGGTGCGGAGGGACTCGGCCAGCTCCCGAGCCGTGATCCGGAACTCCCTCGGCGCAGTGCGGTTGAACTCCACAATTTCCCGCCGGGCGTCTGCGGCTGCCTCTCGGTCCTTTGTGGCAATCGCACGAGTGTAGGCGGAAAGGATGGCCGATCTACGGCCGGTGTAGTAGCGGACCATGTCATTCAGCACAATGTTCCGCTCCGCCTCTACCGCCACCCGAGTGGGCTGGAAGCCCAGGGCCTGCCCTACGATCTCTGCGATGTGACCCGGGTTGTGCAGGTCGAACTTGACGATGACCCTGCCGTGGGAATCCGTGGCTGCGCCGAGGCTCAGGTACTCCGCTGCCCGGGCTATGTTCCGCACGACGGCGGGGGCCGCGACGCGCAGCGTGTAGAGGGAGTCCGACCCGTGGGTCATCATGGCCTTGGCCATGGTGGTCATGGTGGAGGCACCGGCACCGGCTGTCTCCAGGATCATCCCCAGCACGGCCTCCTTCCACTCCCTCTCACCGAGCAGTCCTGCAACCAGCGGCTCTGTGGGCAGGACGTAGCCCATCTGAATGGAGGGTGCTATGTTGAAGGCCGGGAAGGGCACGCCGAAGAGGCGCTCCGAGGCTACAAGGCCCAGCGAGTACTTGGACAACCCGTCCACCAGATAGTCGGGGTTCGTGCCCAGCTCGGCGAGGAAGCGCCGGATCAGGAGGAGTAGGTCTGTGTAGGGGTTTTCCGAGCCGAGAAGCTCCTTGGCCTTCGTCAGCAGAAGCTTCAACAGGTCCGCGATGTTCTTGGCGAAAGGCAGACCGGCGAGGCCTCCTAACAGGCCCATCCCAAGCCAATACCGCCACCCACCCTTGCTCTTGAGACTGAACTGCCCCTCCTTCCCCGTGAAGCTGTAGTAGAGGGCGTTCTGCAGGAACATGCGGAACACGAAGAAGGGCGCGGCGATGCCTCGCATCAAGCGGGGCCGGGCAAGGCGGGTGTACTCGAACATCGTATCGTCCACCGCCTTGCGGGCAAGGCGGAATGCCTCCTCCGGCCCCGCCCCCTTGGCGGCAGCCAGCCGGTACGTCGCCACGAACGTGACTCGGCGCATGAACTCCTCAGAAAGCCGGAACCCGTACGTGGCCCAATCGAGCAGAGGTTTGAGGACTCGATCTCCGAGGTCCAAGGGCAGCGCCCTCGTCAGGAGCTGCCGCTCGGCGTAGGCCGAGACCTCAGTTGCATAGCTCTCGTTGATGAAGCCTTCCTTCACCGCTCGCCTGACCGCGTCCGCCACGTCGGAGAGGTTCTCCATGTAGCGGCTCGGCTTGGAGATGTGGGCGATAGCCCGGGACAGCTCCCTAACCGTTGCGCGGTCTCCGTAGGTGTCAGCCAGGTAGGGGTAAGTGAAGAGCGGGAGCTGCGTGAGGTTGACGAGGATCTGCTTGGGGTTGAACCCGAAGTACCACAGGAACAGCCCGCCTCGCAGAACGGCGAACTCGTGCCCCGGATTCATCAGGTATTCGTAGTGCCGGTTCACCTCACTCACCAGCCGGTCGTACGCCACCGAGTCAAGGGGCTGCTTGGCGGCCAGCTCTTTGAGGTCGCTTATGGCCTGCTCCAGCTCCCATCGGTACTTCAACCTGGGCAGGTGGTTTGACACCGAGCGCATGTAGCTGGCGTAGGCCCGCTGGGCATCCCGTGAGAAGCCCTTGATCCCGCGGCGACGTCGCAGGTACTTCACGAAGCTCCGGCCCGGCGCGTAGCGGTACATGATGTCCTTCAACAGGACCTTCTGCTCGTCGCTCAGCTCCAGTTGAGAGGCTAGCTGCCTGAACAGCGAGGGCGGAAAGCCCGTGAAGTTGTGCACGGCGTCCCCGGCCATTTGCACCTTCACCTGGACTGCGTCCGCGGGGAACTTCTTCAGCATCTCCGCCTGATAGGCTTTAGCCTCCCGCAGGCGCTCCCACGACGTCACCTCCACCGTGTCCCCTTCCTTGAATCGGCGGTCCTCGTAGGTTACCGGGCCTTTGGCCTTGATCACGACCATGTACTTCCCGAATCTGGCCATCGGGAAGTAGGTCCTGTCCCTCAGCCTCGCGAACTCGATTCGGATCTCCGTCTCGCGCAGGAACTTGTCAATGGTATCCCCGCCCAGCTTGTTGGATTCCTCGATCAGCTCCTGCTCAAGGGTGTTGAGCACCCACTTGAGGTCCCCCAGCACGCGGTGGAACACCCACATCACTTCCTTGTCCGCACCCAGCTTCTTGGCCAGCTCGTTGATCTCCTCCTGTGTGAGGGGTCTACCGAGGGTCTCCGACTTCTCGGTGGCTTGCAGGAGCATCTCACTCAGGATGTTCGCCCTGCGCACGCCGAGGCGGGACCACTCAGTGAGGCGGTCGTAGGCCATGCTGGTGATAGACGTCTTGTAGGGCAGCCACTTGCCCCTCGCAATGTCTACGTACCGCCGCAGAGGCTCGATGTGCGGGTTCCGGTCCGCCCATTGCAGGATGTGCAGCGCCCACTTGGAGAACCACCCGAACCGGACTGTGGTCTGCTGCACGTCCTGTTGCACGCTGGGCGGCAGGGCTTGCGCCCCTACGAAGCTGGAGAGTTGGGGGTCCGGCTCGGGGGTTCGGGGTTCTCGGATGTACTCGAAGTAGGCATCGTCGGCTGGCTGTCTTTTCCAACTGCCTGGAGCAAATCGTTCAGGGTCAAGCCAGCGTTCACCTCCGCCCATTGAAGGGGTCTGTCCCCGGGTTCTTCCGGCAGCTGGAAGCCCAGCAGTCGGGCCGCCGCCTCTACTGCCAGGAGCAGCTCCGCTACGTCCTTCGAGCGCAGTCGGGGGTCCGACAGGACCAGGTGTTTGGTAATCGCTAAGTCGTCCTTGTGCCTCTTGTCCGGGCCTAGCTCCAAGTGGTGCTGGACGAACTGCTTCAAGTAGTCTGGTACTTGCCTCATATACCCTCCTGTAATGCTGCGTCACAATTTCGCTTCGATCCAGCGGTCTGCGTTGTATTGACGAGAACACGCTATAGCTTTCCTTCCAGAACTTCTCTTGTAGGGCCTTTTCGATCTCATCTACGGTCTTCTTGTCACGCCCGATGATGGACTCCGTGATCCTTGCTAGCGCGTTAGCGAGACCGAACTTCATCTCCGGGTCCAGCGCATCTATCTCTCTAAGGGTCTGAGAGAACTCTTGGTCGTGTTTGAAGGCCGTAATGTGGGACAACTCGTGGATCACCGTTTTCACTACGTTCAAGGCCCACGCAGTCAGCGTCGGTTCCTCTGAGGAGACCACGCCGGAGGGAAGCCTCAAGAAGAAATTCCCCGTGAACACTATAGTCGCTTCGTTGTTCCCCCAGTGGTGAACGAAGTACGCGCGCATCTCTTCGGCGGCTACAGGGCTGACAGTGTAGGCTACTCTGATCTTGGGCAGGGTTCCATACCTTCGCATCCAAGGGGGGGAGTTCTGGATTCGTTCGAGGTACTCGTCTACCGTCAGGCGAATAAAGTTCATGAACGTAGAGATGTTCTTCAGCCGTTTGAAGGCTGCCTTGACGGTCTCCGGAGTAGGCTCCATAACAAGGAAGAGCTTCTCTCCCGATAACAGATAGGGATGGAATGTCTCCCGCCATGCCTGTGCGTCGGTGATGGACTCGGAGAACACCAAGTAGTATGTGCCTGTGGGGTCCGGGTGCCGGAGGAGGTGCTGGTGTGCGGCCTCGTCGGTTATCTCTCGCAGGAAATAGTTCTGTTGGGGGTCGGCGGAGTGCCTGTGTAGGAAGTCCCACCATCGGCTGTTGACCGGGTCAAGCCCTAGGGTCAAGGCTCGGCGCACAAGCCGATAGGCGTCGTTTCCCAGGCTATCAGCCGCCCGGACGATCTCATGGACCAGACGCCGGTAGCTCGGGCTTTGCATCGCCCTCTGCCACGTCTCTGCTCCGTAGAGGACGGACAAGTCCCTCGTGATTGTAGCGGTCCTTGCGTCTTGGGGGAGTGAAGGGTCTGCTGCCCCCGCCGCTCGCACAATGGGAAGGATGCCGTATGAGGTTTGGATCTCCGTGGGGGAGCTGACAGCGATCTGTAGGGGCGGCGGCGGCAGGTCCGGTGCAGGACTTGTCTCCTCCCAGAACTGCGTGTAGGCCTCCAAGAGACTCCGGTACTTCTCCGAGAGCATGCTCAGCTCGGGGCCTGTAAACAGGCCGGTGGTGTCTACGAACCCGGCCTTGAGGCCAAGGCGCTTCAGTCTTTCAAGGTACTCAGAGTACGCGAAGTCCCACTTCGTGGCGTGGAACTCCCGCGCCTCGGACCACAGCGCCCTGTACTCTGAGACGGGCCTCAACTGCCCTGTGCGAGGAAGCTTTCTTGGTCGCTCCTGAACGAACTGGTACAGGTTCTTGAACAGGTACGCCAGTGTCTCGTTGGGATCTTCGATCCTAGCGGTAGCGCCGATCTCTTGAAGGGCTTGCTCCAACCTCTGCACGATCCGGGGCCGGGCCGGGTCCATGGCCCGGATAGTTGCAAGTAGGGCCTGCTGGAAGTTCTGCGACCCGTGGAGCAGGGAGAATGTGTGCGCCAGCTCGTGCGCAATTGAGTTCGTCAGTTGGTGCGGGTTCAGGGCCGCGGCAGGCCCCACCGAGATGTGGAAGCCCTCACCGTCCAGCCTTGGGTCGAGTCGCAGGATGGTGGAGGCATCCGGCCAGTCAATGCCAAGGCGGATGCCGCGGTACTGCTCTCTGAGCAGGCCGAATGTCTGCGGGGCGGATTGCGCCGCGGCGTCTAGGGCAAGCCGGATGGAGTCGTCAACGGCTGCGAGCCACTTCTGCAGGCTCTCAGGCAGGGAGCTGAAGCTCTCCGAGAAGCCCTCGATGGGCCGCGGGCCGCCTTCGCCCACCTGGAAGACCTCAAGCGGCCTCCCGTCAGGGAGCTTCACCTCCACCTTGGGCATCTGCACATGCTCGTAGCCCATCACATTCACGAGGTCCAAGATCGCCCTGCGCTCCTTCGGGCTTCTGGACAGGGCTACAAGCCGGGACAGAATCTCGTTCGCTTGCGCGAGGCGCAGGGTTTGCTCGCGGCTTGCCTCCTGCAGCTTCTGCACGATGGGGACCATCTCAGGGCGGGTGAACGGCCCCAGCTTATCGTCTGGCAGCTCGATGCCCGTGCTCTCCTTCACTGCAAACCGAACCGTTGTAGGCAGGTCCACAGGGTTGAGATCTTCCACGTGGATGATAGGCCTCGCCCCTTCCTCGGTCTGCAACTGCAAGGAGACCTTCGGTCCGATGGCCAGGTGCGGGGGCGTTACGCCCTCGGGCAGGGCCTCCTTGATGGCCTGAGCCAAGGGCGCAGCTTGGATCGTCAGCTCGTCCAGCTTCGAGCTGGGAGTCACCATGCCGGTGTCAACGACGGAGGAGGGCACCTTGAGCCGCTCCGTGCGGCTCTGAGCGTCTACGGCCTCGATCTGGGCCAGCTCTTGCACAGGTGACGGCTCTGCTGGGGAGGGGGCCGAAGGCCTCGTCGCGAAGTGCTCTATCACCCCACCGGCTCCACCGAAGAGGCCTCCGACCACAGCGGCTGCGGCTCCCGCATTGATCACTCGTTCGAGGATCTCTTCACCGGCAACCGGAATCTTGTTTATGCGCACTGCCTGAATGTCAAGCAGCTCTTGAGCGACCTCAGTGGGAACCTCTGTTGCCACACCCTTAAGGGCTTCTGATGCGAACTTTTTGAGAGCGGGGGAGGTAGCCTTGCTGGTGACGGCCTCCTCCAACACCTTTCGAGGTATAAGCTTGATCTTGCCCAAGAACCTAAGTGGGGTCACCACGTCTAGCCCCGCCTTGAGAGTACCGATTGGCAATGCCGTGTTTCGGGCCTGTTCATGGGGAACTCCCCTGCTGGCCAGCTCGTTGTATGTCTCGCCGGCGTTCAGCATGAAGGCCCCGATAAGGGCACCGACGGTTGCACCTACCGGCCCGCCGAGCACGGCACCTGCTGCGCCGGATGCAGCGACAGCTCCCATGAAGGGAACCTGGCTCGCGGCGTTTGTGATGATCCAGTTGACGGCGTCTCCGACGTTTCTGATTTGGGTGACGCTGGGGATAGGCGTTTCCTCTGGGGGTGGGCCTGGTTTTACGATTCCAAAGGCCGTGGCAGTGCCGCGAAGGGAGTGAAGCACCCCCGTGACCCCCGACGCGAGGCCCTCAAGAATCCCACTGGCCTGCTTCGGCTCCTTCGCCAAGGCCTGCACTTCAGGTGGCAGGTCCTCAGGCTTCACCGGAATGGGGCTAGCGAGCGCGCGCACTTCAGGTGGCAGGTTTTCAGGTCTCACTGGGATTGGTGTCTTCACTTGGTTCTGAACCACTGCCCGTCACTCCGCATCTCGTATACCTTCCCATCCGAGGTCTCAACTGCACGGACGTACTCGGGACTAGAGGGCTGAATCAGCCGTGCACTTTTACCGCTAGGTGCCGAAGAGGCAGCCTGACCGTACTCACTCTGCTCGTAGATTCTAGCAGCCCTTCTCGCGAGGCCGATAGCCCTCGAAAACTCCTCCTCCGTCACGTCCGGAGGGAAGTTGCGGAAAACCTCCCTAATTAACTCAGCCTCCAGCTCCTTGGGAGACTTCCCCTCCTTAGCGGCCTCAAGGACCTTGAGTTGGAGGCTTTTCTCCAAGATGTCAAGCCTTCGTCTCTCCAGTTTCACCCTCTCGGCTTGTATGCCCACTTGAGCTTTCCGGTAGGCCTCTTGGGAGGCCACATCCCGCTCCGTAGCGCCCACCCGCCTCTCTTCAAGACCCAGCTTCCTCTCTTCCAGCTCCCGCTTCTTCTCAGCCTCTCTTATCTCCTCATCGAGTTTTCTAGCTTTCAGCGCCAGCTCGTCCCTGCCAAGTTGAAGATTTCCCTCTACTTGTTTCTCGAAGGTCTCGGCTCTTCTCCTATCAATTTCGACCTTGGTCTTTACGACGTCAGCCTCCTCATGTGTCTTTCTAGCCTCAGCCTGAGTCCTTCCGGTCTCAGCCCGCGTGCGCTCGATGTCCGCCAAGGTCTTAAGCTCTTGGAGCTGCTGCTGCCGCTGGGCCATCTGCTGGGCGTACCGCATCCACTGCAACTGCGCAAGAGTGTTGTAGCCCTGCACGAGGGCCTGCGTGGCGGCCATCATGCCGCTCTCGCCCACCTGGCGGGGCTGCGCCATCCGCTGGGCCACTGTGGCGGCAGCCATGGCCAGGTCCGGGAGCATGGCCCTCAGCCTCGACGGGGGCTTGGCCTCCTCCGGGCGGGGCGGAGCAATGATTGCTGGAGGCGGAGGAATCCTTGCCAGTGGCGGAGCCGTCGTGACCGCGACAGGAGGCACACCGGTCCAGTAGACGTCCTCAGGAGACGGCGTGCCCGGCGGAGGAGCTGCCTCCTTCTTCTTGTTCTTCTTCGGAGGAGGCAACGGCACGGCGACAGCCGCCGGGCCAAGGGCCTCGTACCATTCAGGTGGAATGTAGAACGGATACATGCTTCACCTCCCAGCAAGGAAATAGCCAAGGTGCGGCACCAGCGCAGGAATGTACTGCGAAAGCTGCCACACGGACTCACCGAGCGGGCGACCGACCACTGGGGCCGGGGGCCCGGGCATGGGGGCACCGGCTCCGCCGCCTTCTGGGGGTGGTGGGGGCGGAGGGGGTGTGACAACAGTGGTTGTGGTGTCAGTCGTAGTGGTCTCGGTAGAGGTCGTAGTGGTGTCCTGCCAAGTGGTCCACGTGGTTGTGAAGGTGAGCGGAGGCCAGGGCGTGGTTCTGCCCGGTGCGCCTATGGTAGTGGGTAAGGGTGATGTGTGATACTCCTCCTCGGGTCTGGTCGTGGTCACGTCCACGACGAAAGTGATTCCAGGAATGGGAATGTAGACATCCCGGATAGGATCGTAGATCCACCCAGGGGGGAATGTCACGGTTCCCCCAGTCTCGGTGACTGTGGTTGTGGTCGTCTCGGTTTGGGTTGTGGTTTCTTGAGGAGGTGAGGTGTACGTCGTAACCGAGAAGGTAATTGGAGGGTATGGAATGTAGACGCCTCGAAACGGGTCGTAGATCCACCCTTCGGTAGCTGTAGTCGTCTCGGTTTGAGTTGTAGTTTCCTGAGGAGGCGAGGTGTACGTTGTGACCGAGAAGATAATTGGGGGGTATGGAACGTAGACGCCTCGAAACGGGTCGTAGATCCATCCACTCAAGGTACTCGGAGTACGTGAAGTCCCACTTCCCGAAGGAAGAGGGGAAGTAACTGGCGTGACCTTGCTCTCGTCTGGAGGTGAAGTAACTCCAGTGACCGAGTAGACAGGAATCCACTGGCCGGTCTTGTAATTCCATATCCAATCTACGATCCCAGCTTCGGGATCCGGCTCCGGCTTCTCCGCGAAGACAGGAAGCCACTCACCGGTATCGGGGTCCCACCTCCAATCTACGATTCCAACCTCGGGCCTCGGCTCCGGCTTCTCCGGAATGCTCGGCCCCCCTCCACCACCGAACAGATCCTGCCCCGGAGGTCTAGGTTCCCAAGGGCCTATTAGAGGCGGTCTACCTTGCAGAGGCGGGGGAAACGACGGAGTCCAAATGGAGCCAGAGGACCCGGGGGTTGTGTCAGTAGGTCTAGGGGCTGTAGTGGTAACGGTTATGCTGAAGTCGGGGTACCTCCACTCCCCGGTTCTGGGGTCGAAGTATATGCTCCTTATCAGCCTGTCTAGAAGAGAACTCGACCCCCCTCCCAACAAGTTAGGAGGAACGCCTGAGGGTACGCTGGTGTACCACGAAAGGACCCAATCCCAAAACCAGGCGTTCGGCATCTCACCACCACCCAATCAGTCGCCCTAAGTAGGGCAGCAAGCTCAGTAAGTAGGACGCCCACTGGGCGGCTGCGCCCGGGGCGGAGCCATGCACCTCGCTCGTGGTCTCACCGCCCAACGGGATGCCAACCAACCGCATGTACTCCTGCAGGGCCAGTCGTGGAGCCATCTGCCCCCACTGGAACCTTGCGATGTCCTCATTGATCCGGGCCTGCTCCAAGGCCCGCTCCTGCGCCCCGACTCCGCTTAGCACTTGGCCCGGGAAGGCCAAGGTCTGCTGGATCGTCGGAATCGCCCCAATGCCACTGAGGGCTGCTTGCAGCCCCGTCTCGTAGGCTCGATTGTACATCTGAGAGGAGATGTTCCCCATCTCCTGCGCGGCCCGCTGCATGGCAAGGCCCTCGGCCAGCGCCTGGCGCGTGCCCCCATAGCTCCCGGAGGCCACCGCCCCGCTCCGGATAGCCGGGAGGGCCTGCTCCCTTAACTGCTGCATCACCGGCTGGATTGCTCCCTGTACAGCAGCCCTGATGTACGGGTTCCTCTCCACGTCATAGGCCTGCATCAAGAAGTTCGCAGTCGGGATCGCGCCCTCAGCGAGCTGGGCCATCGGCCCTGCCTGCTCCTGGAGGTACTGATGCGCCAGGACCTCCGCGGGCCTGAAGTCTGCTACGGTGGACCCGGGATAGAACTGGGGCGGCCCCTGCTCATACTGCCTCCTAGCCTCTTGGAGGCCGTGCAGCAGGTACGGCAACTGGACCGATGGTACGCTAGTGGACGATACCGTCCTTGTCGTCCCGGCGCTCTTGGACATTGCCCCCTACCTCCTTAACTACGACCGAGTATACCTCACGAAAGCCCAGACCGGCTAGCTTCCTTACCCAGCCACGTCGGCCTACCACTTCAATCCGTTGAAGCCCTTGCTCCCTACAGAACTGCTCCAGGACACGCAAGAGGGCCTCCATCCACACACTCAGGTTCTTGCCTTGCAGGGTCACCACCCGCAGGATCGCAATGCGAGGGAAGTCCACGACCTGGGTCGTAGCGACCCCCACAATCCGATCATTCTCAAGGACGGCCCAGATCTGAATCCTTCCCTCCTCGAAGCCCTTCAAGAGGTCTTCAACCTCCATCTCACCGTTGGCGTACTTGAGCGCCTGGTGGGTCCAGTCGTGGAGCCACTGAAGCACTCGCTCCGTCCCGACGGAGACCCACGTGACTTGGTATACGGACACTACAGCTTCACCCATGTCCCGTTGACCCTTGCGTAGTAGCCCCGACCGGAGCCGGGGTTCCAGTTCGTCCCGTCCGCATACACCACCATCGGCTCGTAGATCCGACGCGGCTCCCTGTGCTGCTCCTTGAGGAGCAGCTCTCTCAGCTCCTGCACCTCAGCGCGGAGCGCCTCAAGCTGCTGTTGAAGGTCGTCTACAACCATCCCAGATCCTCCGCAACCTCCAAGGCGTAGCCGTGCAGGGTCCAGTCTTGCGTCCCCGTGTGCTCAAACCTGATGTCGAAGAACCGTCCGGTGACGTATACGTCTACCTTCTTCTCGTTTGTCGTGTAGATCTTCTGCACCACCGGTCCAGCTTCGTCCGACAGGTGCATCCGGCCACGCACCGTCACAAGGAACGACGTGGGCGTTGGGGCCTCAAAGCGAGGCCAAATGGACATGAGACGCTTCACGCGCGGGGGCGGCTCAATGGAGAGCCACTTGCGCTCCAGCACGCTGTGCGTCTCGCCAACCGTTCGCGAGGGCCGCTTGACAGTGCTGTCCGCACACGCAAGCACGATGCTCCCAATCACCTCCCGGCTGGCTACCGCCCCTATGTCCCACTGATCCCTTCCGGAGTTCCAGTCCCCGCTGCTGCCGCTCCACCGGTCCACAGCCGACCTAGCAACCCCAACCGCAGCAGCCCCCATTACCCTGCTAAGGGACCTGATGGTCCATGTGTTGTATGCCCAGTTCCACACCAAGGCTGTGTCCAGCTCCGTACCTCCCGTCGGAAACAGGATCCACACCTCACGTGTCAGACGGTCCGGCACCACACAGACCCGGTGGCGGCTCTGAGCACGCAGGTTCCTGAAGAACCAGGACCGAACCTTGGGTGTGGCAATGCTCTGCACGCCGCCCTGCGACAGCAGGACGATGTCGTTGTCCGTCACCACGAAGTGGCCTGTGCCGATGTCGGCTACCGCCCCAAGCGCTAGGATGCCTGAGGTGTTCGACACCTGGGAGAAGGCAAACACGCTCATGCCGCCGACATAGCGCATGGCCCAGGTGGAGGTTTCACCGTAGATGATGTTCACATCACCCAGGGGGAGGCAGTCCACCAAGGCGTCCGATCCCGGCACAAGCACCACTTCTCCCGCGTCCACTGCGGGGTCCGCCTCGTTCCAACTGGCCGGTACCGTACCCGGGTCTGCGGTGTGAGACCACTTCACCATGCGCGGGAAGGTACCCGAACTCTTCTTGACGTTGAGCGCCACTAAGTGGTACTTGAAGGGCCGCAAGGCCCCAGCCGTGGTGCCCGCGGGCCAAGCAGGCAGGTCTACCAGCCGTACGCTGACGTCCTGATCAAGCCAAGCCTGCGGCGTGTCTACTCCGTTGTTGAAGATCGGCACGCCGTTGAAGTCTGCTAGGTGCCATCTGTGCTCCAAGCTCCCGCTGTACGGACCGGAAGTCCGAGTGATGTTTCCCTCGTTTCCCTCCACACTACGGGCGTAGATGCTCTCCCTGTCTGCATAGATGTAGTGGCTCGTAAGCGTGCCCGGGATGAACATCAACTCCAACGGCTCGACTTGGGTGTCGAAGGCCACCTCAAGGCCCCGTGCCTTCTTGGCGACCCCTTCCTCAAACACCACTCCTCGAACGTCAGTCCACACGTTGATCGGAACCTGACGGTAGGCGTCGGGAGAGAGGTCCTTCACGACCCCGTGCTCGCCCGGAGATGTCACCTCAACGAAGATCATTCGTCTTCGAACCCCTTAAACCTCGGATCCGTGCTCGCGACCGCCCGCGAGATGGTTTGGGTAGCGAGTCTCTGCAATGCCAGCGTGAGGTCCTCCTGAAACAGCACGGCAGCCGATTGGTCACGCAGGTAGCGGGCCACTTGTCGCCCGGCATAGGAGACCAGAACGTCCGGTGCATACGTGAGCCACCTGTTCTTGTCCGCATCGCCTAAGTTAGCATCCCGTGCATAGTAGAGAATGTTGATGGCGTACGAAGTGTCCGGAATCGGACGGAAGTAGATCTTGTCGCCGACCACTGCGTAATAAGCAGGGGGGCTTTGCAAGGGCAGCATGTCTTGGATGCGATGGACTCCCACCTTCCGGAGAGGCCTCCAGCCCCCACTTACCTGCAGGGCAGCACTGCTCGTGTGCCCCGACTCGGCATGCTCCCGCAGAAAGTCGTCCGGCAACGTTACGTGCTCGACGCCAGCAGAGGTGCCCAGCGTGGCGGCTGCTACGAGGAACCACGGGAGCGGCTCCGTAGCCTCCAGGGCGTGCTGGGCCATGATCAGCTCCTGCACGATGTAGTCATCCAGCCCCGTGCGGCTCCCGAGCCGAGAGGAGATAAGGCTTATCGCCTCAGATTTGGTAAGGCCTAAAGTGGTAACGAACGGCCCCACTGTGGTGCGGTACCACGCAATGTGGGAGTCACCGGGCTGGGGAGCGTACGTGTAGGTAATAACGTTCCCGGATAGTGTGAAGTCCGCACCCGGCCTCTGCACCACGCCGTTCAGCACGAGCAAGAGGCTCTGCGGCGGGTCCGGCGCGTACTGGAGGGTGAAGACCCTGTTGGTGCCGTCTATAGCTCCTTGCGGAACTTCACTGTCTCTGAACACCTTCTCTCTCCCCCTTCAGCGCACCCACGGCCATCTCGATGGCTAGATTAATGGCTGAGTCCGGAGCATTCGGAAAGGCCATCTTCAAGGCCTGAAAGGCAATCTGCCGCAATCCATCTTCAGGCGTGCCGTACGCGAGTAGGGGCACGCCCAAGTGATCAGCGGCATTGAGCAACTCCTTAGGGGTCCTGTTCGGCGTAAGTGCCGCGATTACACCGCACACCTCATACGCCTTGCGGATGTACGGTACTGCCCGCTCCACGCCCTTGAGCAGCTTGTCTGCAAATCTGCCGCCGAACAGGTCACTGAGAAGCTGGCGAAGCTTCGACAGAAACGTCTTCATCTCAACACCCCTACAACAGCGACTGCCGCCGAACCAAGCAGCAACCACTTCTGCCACTTAGAGAGCTTCGTGGCTTGCTTCACATTGGCCGTGGCCTCCCGCACGTTCTCGGCAATCGCGGGGGTCTCCCGACGCCAAGTGCGCGCGGTCTGGGCCAGCTCTCCGGCCGTTACCTTGGACGCAGCAGTGAAGCCCAAGACCTGCGGAGTCACAAGCTCCACCATCCGGTTCGTAGACTGGAGGACTCGAGATGCGTCCGCTCGCAGTACAGACAGCTCGCTCACGAGCTTCTCTTCCGTCGAGGTTAGCCCTCGTTCCACTTGGCGCTCCAAGCCCTCCAGCCTACGATCCAGAACGAGGCGGAACCCGTCCACCTCGCTCCGAAGGTCCTTCCTCACGGCTCTCAGCTCTGTCCTCAGCTCAGCACGGGTGGCCTGGATCTCAGCGATGGCGGCAGCCCGGGTGGCGCGGATTTCATCCACCGCGTCGGCCCGGGCTGCACGGACTTCGTCCCTGATGCCCAGGACCGCTTCCCGGACCCCCGCCGCGAGCCACGCAAAGCTGAGGGCCACAACCATGACACCGATGCTAAGAGCCTCACGCAACACCGCTCAACCCCCGAAGGAAGATGGCTCTCTCTCGCTTCCTTCTATCGTACAGGCCTCTTGAGAACCGCCCCTTCACGTTGGACCACCGCAGGAACTCATCGGCGGCCTCCTGATACCTGCCCTCCTTCAGCAGCCTCACAAGGGTGGAACGCTCCATCGCCTTCGTCCCCACGTTGTAGGTCCACAGAACTAGCGCGTCCCACTGATTCTGGTTCAGCCTGACACCCTGCAAGGCCTTGCGCAGGGCTGGCTCGACCACTTTGCTGATGTGCTCCACCATCAGCTTCCGAGCCTCCTCCCGCGTGATGGACTTGCCCTTGTACTTCTCCGGGTCCACGTGGGTCCCGAAGCCGATGGCGTGGCCCTTTACATCGAACTTCAAGATCGGCGTAAAGCCCTCCAGGCTCTCTAGAATCTTCAGGGCTTCCTCGCTGACCTTCACGTTGCCCACCTCACAATGTCAATCTCCGAGCGTGCTGGTGCAATGGCGATTCTACCTGACATCCGGACCACTCCAATACCAGCGCAGCGCGTCAACAGCCTTAGAAGACGCTTCCCGCGTATCTACGTAGAAGACCGGAGCCATGGCGGCGGTGGTGGAAATGTTAGTATTAATGGTCACGTCCGGACCATCGTCCAAGTTGAACACGATAGTGCCCGACGTCGTAGAACGGATTCTGAGTTTGTGCCAGTTTTCGTCCACTGACACCCCAGATGCAGTGCGAGTGTTGTTTGTTCCGTTGTGCGTGGAGAAAAAGAACTGCGTATCGCCCGCGGTTGTGTCGAAACTGAGTCCAATGTGGGCATTGGTCCAAATGTCAAACGTGCCACCCCTTATGTAACCAACGAACATTCTCACGTTGGAAGTAGCATTCAAGCGGAAGCGAAATACCGAATCCCAGCCAGCATAGCTCCCGATCCTACCGATTATCGTGCCCCCCGGTCCAATACTACCAAGGCTGATAGCACAGAAGCTACCGCTCGTATTAGAGCTGGTTAACCGTACCGTCTTCGACCCATTGCCAGTGCCGACATGGGTTGCCCCGCCGTTGGTGCAGGACAGCTCCCATCCGTAGGTGCCTATGGTGTTCGATGTGGTTGCTCTGTTCGGGAAATTCTCACGATACCAGAGAACGGTCTCGTCCAGCGCGTCGAAGCTCCCTCCGCCTCCACTCACCGTAACCGGTTTCCACTGTGACTCAGACGCGCTCCACACCAGAGCCTGCCCGTCGCTCGGAGCGGCGCTGGACACATTGCGGCCCTGAATCCTAGCGACCGTGGTGGAACCTACGTCTCCGGTCACATCGCCCGCCAGCGTGTGGCTGTGCGCATCAAAGCACACCCACGCACCATTGATCCGCCGAGCGATTGCACCGGTGCCGCTGCCCGTGCAGGTCGCAGCCACTGTGCAATCTGAGCAATAGCCGTACGAGCCGTTTGCAAAACTGTCTAGTTGCGAGTAACTCAGCGTGAAGCCTTGCACTCTTAAACCGGAACCTGAGTACGGCGTGCTTGGCAACGCGATTGAACCAAAATGGTTGTCTGCTGCGAGGCCGTTCGTTCCGCTGTACGCGATACCTGTAGTTGTATTTACCGTGTATGTGAACAAGTTCCCGCTGAACAATGCCGCATCCACGTACTGATTCGCCGATATGACCGCACTGCAAGTCGCGCTTGGCATGTGAGTAAAACTGTTGTTCGCTACTAGGGCATAGTAGATCGGCACACCGTTTTGACCGGCTAGCGTTATTGCGGGGCTGTTACCACTCACCACACGGAACTGATTCCCGATGATGCCGACCGTAGAGATGTAACCGCCTCCCGTTGCCGTTTGGATTCGGATGCTGCCCATACCGTCAAAAGCGTTCCCTTCGATTAGCCCAGCGCCTGTGTTTTGGCCTCCGTTCAGAAAATCCAAAGCGTACCCTCCGTTTCCAGTGAACTTGTTCCCAATCAAGCCCGTGAAACCACATCTTGAGTAAACTCCCGTCTCCACTTCCAGAATTTGAGTCTGCTGAATCAGCGCTTCGCATGCATCCGAGTTGTCCGAATGTATTACCGAAACCCCTACCGAGCCAGAAAAAGATGCATCGGCTAGCCGAAGTACAGAATCTCGAATGTGGAGCCTGGTTACACGATCCACATCTACGGCTTTCCAGAACCTAACTATCCAAACCCCGTCCAGACCCAAATATTCCAGCCATTTGTTTGCTGCCTGGTTAACCTTTATTGCTGAACCGCTTGACGATGCTCCAGCCGACCGAGTCATGGTTATGTTCCTGAATCTCACAGCGCGCACATAGTTTGCATCCGGTATGGAAATTACAAACAGATCACCGGCCCCGCCCGCACGATACAATACCGAACCACGCGAAACATCCCAGTCTACACCAGAGCCTTCGATAGTAACCGAGCTGGCAATGTCCAGTTGGCCTACAAGGTAGATGCCAGGTGGAAACCAAACCGTTCCGCCTACAGCTTGGGCGGCATTTATCGCTGACTGGATTGACGTTGTATCATCCGTTACGCCGTCACCGCGCGCACCAAACGCCTTCACATTGAACACGGCTCCGCCCTGATCCCGCAACTCAGCCTTGATCGGTTTGGAAGAAGAGACATCCGACGTGCTTTCCGTGAGTGAGGAGTTACCTAAAGTAGACCCTGTAACCCACCTAGCCAAGCTGCCTGCGCTACCGCTGCCGCCAACACCGCCGCCGCCCGTGCCACACGGCCCCGCCGCACTCTCAAGGCGCGCCCCGTCCGGCGCTACCTGGACGCACCTACCGCCCACCCAACTGGCCTGACCGGTACCGCCCCTATTCAGTTGCAGTACACCCCTCGTCTGGCGGTTGATGTCCACCTGAGTCTGCGCGTGCCCGAAGAGGGCACAGAGCAACAAACAGGCCAGCCAGTAGAACCTCTGCCTCGAACCGTTCCCGGATCGAAAGAGTGCTGACTTCAACCTGCCCACCTCCACCAACTTACTGAGCCTCCAGACGGCTGTCGTGCGCGGAAGCCCTGCATAGGCCGCATAGTCCGCAGCCGTGAAGGAGCCTTGGGGCGGAGCCGCCCCAGTCCCGCACCTGAGACGCATCAGCTCCGCCTCTAAAGCTTCAAAAGTGAAACCGGCTTCAGACTTGGCAGGGGATACAGGATCTTTCGCACCCCTACCTGCTCCGGAGCCACGTCGAGCACCACCGCTCCGATGTCCGGCACCATCCGGTACACGCTCCGACGCCGCATGAAGCGAGTCTGCAATTGCCAGCACGGAGTCACCACCGCGTGCTTGCTCGCGTGTTCCACGTGCACGAAGTAGTGCGCGTGGCTCCTCACGATCACGTCTGCCTTCGGCAGGCAGCCCGCCTTTCCCGCCAACGCGGACCATAGCGCCTCCCTGTCAATGGCTACTGCTCGGTAGAGTCCGGTTCCTGTAGAGATGCCATGAGCAAAGTTGACAACAACTCCACCACATTCCAGATCAAGGACCTCTCTCGTATAAACTCCTGCACCAAGTCCGGTGTAGGCAGTTCCGACCCGGCTCGCCACCACCTCCACCTCCCGGCCCACCTCCGAGTCGTGGAATTCGGTGCCCTGAATGAAGAACCACTTTGCGCTCCGACAGCCGAGTGCCTGCAATACCTGTAGGCAGGCCTCGGCCTGATCCACAGGACTCTGGAGGCACAGCTCTCCTCTTCGCCCGTCCACCAAGTCGCCGTTGACCACCACAACATCCGGACGGAGCCGCCTGACGCGGGCCGCCAGGTCCATCCAGCAGTCCCAAAGGTACTTCTGGCCGATATTCTGCCGGATCTCGTTCCCGCGACTGTCGTGGTAGCCGGGAGGAAGCAGTCCATAGACACTCCCTACGTGAAGGTCACTGACCACCAGAATCCGTACCGCCATCAGCCTTCTCTACAACTCTTTTCAGCGCGTCCGGAAGCGGCACGCCCACCTGTACGCAGTGCTTCAGGATCGAAGCCGCTTCAAGCACGCAGTAATAGCCCGCAGCCACAGTCGCAAGGTCAACCGGCAAGCCGGGAACTACCTGATAGGAGTCAAGGATCCAACCAACCCCCACCACGCACCAGATGAACATCTTGCGCGCGCCGCCCATCAACATCACGCGGGACCGGAAAGACGCTGTGGCCACAGCGGACACCAACCCCACCGCCACGTCCAGCGCGTTGAGCATGATGAGTGCCCGGACAAGTGCCGGTAGGTTCACGAAGAACTGGGCAAGGCTACCCAGAACCAATGCCGGTACCACCAACCGCCCGTTCACGCAGCACCTCCAACACAATCTCCCGGACAAGGTCCCGGATGTTCTGTACAGGAGGCGGTGCGGGTACTACCTCCACCTCCGGCTTGGCGTTATCCGGTACCTGCCGGAACTCAAGAGACGGATGGAACCTGTCCCGAGGATCAAAGTCGAAGACCTCACGGATCTTGCCATTCTGGATCAATGCCCACTTCATCACTTGTACTCCCACACAATGACTGCGCCAGAAGCGCCGTCGGAGCCGCTGCCGGGTCCGGAGACCCCAGCTCCCCCGCCTCCAGGGAACCTGCCAAGTGCGGCTGACGAGGCAGCGCGGAAGTTGCCACCACCATACCCGTAGGGAAAGTTTCCATCCGGTCGCCCTCCAAACCCATGGCCCCCGTACAGGTTTATGTCACCGCCACTTCCTGCGCCGCCAGCACCACCGGGAGAACCGCCGCCTCCGGAGCCTCCCGTAGCCGAGCAATAGGTTCCGAAGGAGGAGGACCCTCCGTTGCCCCCAGGCAGGTTGCCAGGCGTGCCTCCCGCGCCCCCTGAACCTACAGTTACAGACACACTGGACACCGAAGTCACATCTATGAGCTTGATGGCAACGCCACCGGCTCCGCCACCGCCAGTGCTGGTAGAGGAGCTGTTGTTCCCCGACCCTCCACCACCTCCACCGTACACCTCCACCAGAACCTTCCTCACCCCAGAGGGCTTCACCCAAGTCCCGCTGGACGTGAAGACCACAACCCGGTACAGCTCCCCTCCCGCCCCGTGGATCGAGGTATCGTTGATGTGGGCATCAATCTGAGCATGCGTGTAGGTGCCCTTGTTCAGCAGGTTGTTGTGGTCTATCGGCGCTCCATCCCCACCGAAGTGGTCGTGGCTGTCGCCGTTGGTCACGCCCTTCTCAACCGGGGCAAAGTCCGAGGCATGCTTCCCGTCCACCGTGTCCGCGTTAAGGCCTCCGCCCGGACCCTGCGCAATGAGGTCATAGGCCGTGCCGGAGCTGTTGACCTTCAGCAACCTGTTGGGCTGAACCGTGGCGGGGAAGCCCAACTGCTCCAGCCCACCCGGAAAGTTCAAGAGGCTCTTCACAGCCTTCTTGATGTTCCGGATGTGGTCGTCCCCCTCATAGACGGGGTCCTGCGACCCCACCGGCCAGTTCTCGTTGAGATCAGCGAGCTTCTGAACGTTCGACTCAAGCCCCACTACTCACCTCCAAAAGACGGGGAGGGGCGGTTAAGCCCCTCCCTAGAGCGAGCAAGGAGGACCCATGCGTGGCGAGAAGCTAGAGCAAATCGTCCCATCCCCGAGATCCCTTCTTGCGACGGCGCTTGCGCGCGAACTCTTCAGGCGTGTGAGTGGCACCGGTCTCAAGGTTCTTAGCCTCGATGACCTGATTGCCCTTGAACGCCAGCCGGACTTTCTTTCCCGTCTTGGTCGTTTTGACCCTGTACCGGACTCCCGGACCTAAAGGCATCTTGTGGCTCCTTGCTGTTGATCGCGCCGAGCTTGTAGGCGGTCCGCAGGGCCTCCGTGAGCCGCCTCTCGGCCCCACAGTAGTCGTGGATGTACTCCAGGTCTCCGATGTGGCCCACCTGGAGCGAAAGACCATGGTCTACGTGGATCGGGAAGCCTGCGGCCTCCACCTTCTCACAGAAGTACCAGTCCTCCCCCATGAAGGTGTTGTTCGGCATGTACTTCATCAGGAACCACGGCTCTTCAATGGCTCGGAAGACCTGAGTGTCTATGAGGGCAACGCCCAGCCCAATGCGCCAGACCTTTTCGAGACCGGGGCCGGTGGAGTAAACCACACGGCCCCGGTTGTCCAGCGGGTCTAGCGCTCGGGCGGTGGGAACCGCAGGGAAGGTCTTCACGACCACGTTGCAAGCAACGAACGGTAACTTCCAAGCAAGCAAGCGATTCAGGGTGTCCGGAGGGAACGTCTGATCTGAGTCCACAAAGAGGATGTGGGTTGCATCCGCCTTCAGGGCGTCGCGAACCAGCTCCTCCCGCAACTGGGGAAGAATGGACCCGCGCTTGTTGTAAATGGTCAGGGATTGAGACTTGGCCCAAGGCAGGCGATTGGCAATGAAGTGCATCGCCATACCGGCAAGGGACATCCCAAACTTCGCCGACCATTCACGGCCTGATGGAACGCAGATGATAACTCTCACATCCATAGCTCACACCACGAAGTTCCCAATGTAGCCGTTCGTATTCTCGTGCTGAACCTCAAGCCCCGCTTCCGTGTACCACAGCGCTTCGCGCGCAGCCTTACCCGGGGTCTGCACGTTGTCAACAAACTTGGTGTCGTACAGGTAGCGGTACTTGAGGCTCGTCGGGTCAAGGATGATCATGCTGTAGGTGTAGCGCGGGTGCACGTTGAACAGCGGGTGACTGCGGAACAGCAGCGTGCCCTGGGGCAGAACCCAGCGCTGCAACTGCATGCCGTACACCTTCACCACGTCGTTGAACTGAATCCGGCCCGAACCGCGGGCCAGCTTGTTCAGGCTGTTCAACGCCCCGTTACCGGCCAACACGATGCGCTCGTTCCCCGCCGCAGTGTCGTAGTCGAAGACCCTGTACACTGCGTTGAGGAAGGTGTCCTCAGTCGGAGTCGTCGTGAAGATCGTCACGTTGGTCTCGATGAAGTGCCTCAAACCGCCGGTAAACCGCACAGGTTGAGGACCGGAAGTGTCCTCGAACGGCTTGCCGAAGATGAAGGCAAACTCCATCTGCACGGCGTGATCGAACATCTTCCGACGCTTCTCGTTCTTCCAAGGATCGCCCGTACGAGCGTAGGTCTTCTGGGCGGTCCAGGTAATGCCCATCGCCGTTTCGAAGATCTGGCAGTAGTTGTACTTCCTGATCGGGTTCCGGCTGGCGTAGGCAGGCTTGTCCGTGCCTTCCGGATACGCCGTGCCGAGGCAGGTCAGCCACGTGTTGTTCGGGATGGGCGCTGCGCCGGTCCCTGCAACACCGCGCTTCACCACGATCTGCGTGTCACTGGTGACGGACGAGATCATGATGTGCTCGTTGTTGTAGGTGGTGGATTCGGACCTCTCCACCTGGAACACCATCCCGGGCACGCACAGCAAGCCGTTGCCCGCAATGGTCAGGGTGGTGTCAGTGGTAGAGAAGCCCGTGTTGTAGCTGATTCGAACCCGAAGCGGCTCCAGCTTCTCCTCGAACCAGGAGAACTGCGGATCGTCCACAGCCTCCTCAGCCGTCTTCGACAACAGCGCGGTCAGAGGAGCCGAGCCGTTCGGGTTAAGCCACAAAATGGCTTCCCGGAAGTTGGTCGGACGCTCATGGTCCCCCCAACTCCCGGTGCCACGGAGACCTGCAAAGGTAATAGGCATCGTTCAACCTCCGAGAGTTGGTTAGTCCTCAACGAGCTCCGCCCACAGATTCGGCTCGGGTTTCTTTACCGGCTGGGCCGAGCTTGCAGCCCCGCGCCCTGCCGGCACATACGACCTCGGAGACGGCGAAGTGGGCCTCGCCTTCTGCTCTGGAGACTTGGGCTTGATTCCGAGCTTTCGCATCGCGATCCGCCCAATGTCCTCGATAGCATCCTCCGGAGTCGCATCAGGGAAAGCTTTGCGGTACTGGGCCGCGACCTCACGGATCACCGGCTCATAGCGCGGGTCCTTGAGTTCCGGCCACCGCTCAAGAAACTTGCTGTGCGTGGTCTGCGCGACCTGGTGGCCCTGAATAGCCTGCCCAATCAGGGTAGGCAGCACCGAGTGCAGGGCTGCCAGCACCATCTCGTAGGTCTCCACCTGGAGACGCGCAGCCAGCGAGGGCAGGACCTTCTCCGGCTCCTCGCGAAGCGATTCGCGCTCTTCGTCCGTGAACGTGAAGCGCTGTGCGATACGTTGTATCGCATCGTTCCGGGCCTTGGCAAGGGCCTCCGGCGTCAACGCCGGGGGTGCTTGCGCCTCCTGCTGCGCAGGTGCCGGCTCCTCTTGCTGTGCAGGCGCTTCAGCCTCGGCAGGGGCCTCCTCCTGTGGAGCCTCCGCAGGAGGCTCCTCCGGAGCCAACGCCTGCTGCTCTACCTCCAGCACATCCGCCACTTCAGCAATCACCTCTTCCGGCATACCTACGTCTCCTCATCACGAAGCAGGACCGCCAGGTCCGCCTCGATGTCGTTCAAGATGGCACGGGGGATCTCTTTCGAGACCATAAGGCCGCCAACCTCACCCTTCGTGCGCACGAGGCGCACGATGGAGTCAAGGGAGTCAAGCGGCTCACCGAACACCTGCAACCTCCGTGCCAAGATCACCCAGTCCAGGGCGTCAAGAAAGAGGCCCCAGCCCGGGGATTCCAGCAAGGATTGGAGCGCCCGCTTCTTCGCGAACAGCTCT